GCGCTCGTGACGGTTGCAGCTGCAGCTCCTGGAACCTGAGCCAGCAGCACCGCAACGGCGCCGCAGGACTCAAGGCCACCTCGCGGAACCGCTGAGCCCAGCGGAACGCAAGCGCTGCGGTGAGATGTACGTCGAGCACATCGCGCTGGTCAAGGCCTTCGGCCGCCGTTACGTCAACCGTTACCGGCACATGCGGGCGGAGGACGTCTTCTCGTGCATCGACTTTGCCTTCATCAAGGCCTGCCGGGCGTGGGATCCAGCCCGGGGTCGATTCTCGACGATCTTCGCCCGCCTGATCGAGGGTGAATGCTCCCACTGGCGGCGGGATCACGGCTATGGCATCAGGTCGACCGATGCGTGCCAGCACCTCGGCAACCTCGCCAGGCGATTGATGAGTGAAGGGCTAACGCTACGGCAAGCCCGAGACCAGATGAGAGGCGAACTGCTCGCCGCTGGCCTCAGTGCCCGCGGCAGCCGCGACTCAGAGGTGGGCATCCTCGCCCGTACCGTCATCGCCGCACGGGACCGCCTTAAGGCCAGCTTGCCGGTATGGGGTGAACGGCCAGCGGTTGAGGCGGCGATTGATGAGGTCGAGGATCAATTGGTCGCCGCGGTGCTCAGGGAAGCCCTGCGCGCCACCGAGGGCCTTGCCCATGACGTGTTGGGCTTTGACCTGCATGCCGATTCACGGCCGACCCCATGGGAGGTGCTGACCGATTGAGGGCAAGCTAGGTCAGTTCTGGATCCTTTGCCGTGGGCTTCTTCGTCGCCTATGACTACCGGCTTTGGGTGAAGCTGGGCACTACGGCCAGCGCCATCCCGACCAGCCGGTCCACGATGACCGAAATCATCAACATCGACAACGTTGGCGTCACCTCCAACTCTGACACCGTCAACGCGATCGACTATGCCAGCGAGGCTGGCTTTGCCAAGCAGTTGGTGTCGGGCAACTCGTGGTCGATGCCGTTTGGCATGAACATGGACATCACGTCGGCCGGCTACAAGCTGATGGAGCGGGCATTCCTGGAGTCCGCCAACGGTGCGTGCCTACAGATCTGGCGTGAATCTCCCGTCACCGATGGCAGCGGCGACGATCCGGAGATTCTCACGGCGGTCGTGCAGGTGTCGGGCCTGTCGGAAGACATTCAGGCCGGCAACGTGGCCAAGGTATCCGGCACCCTCAACGGTTACGGGGTCTACTACAAGTACCAGCAGGGCAACTCGATTGCGACGCTGACCGTGACCAATGGCGGCCTCGGCCTGGCGGCTGCTGCCTCGGCGGTGCCGCTGGTGTGCCTGACACCGAAGGCCGGCCAAGCGTCGGGCCGCGGGGCAACAGCGACCACGACCGTCAATGGGTCGGGTGTGATCCAAACCGTCACGATCGTCGCCGGTGGCAACAACTACGTGGTGGGCGATACGGTGACTATCGACGATGCGTCGGTGTTCAGCTCGGGCGATACGGCGCCGGTCCTGACGGTCGCTACGATCGCCTGACCTTAGGCCCGCGGGGATCGCCTGGAGGTCCCCGCCAGTCGTTGCCAGGTTGCAGCGAAGAACCGATCGAGGGGGTTTTTCTGCAGTGCCGGCCGCAGCCAGTCACGGCCCGGGTAGTTCTTCGCTGGAATCCCGGTCAGGATGTAGCCGGCATAGTTGACGCCATAGCGGCCACCGCCCCAGCTGTAGGTCAACGTCAGCCCCATCGGATCGTTGGCCTTGCGAATCTGGGACCGGATGAACGCCCCAGTATCGACAATGTCCCGCGGGCTGGTCACTGTGTCGCCGTTGCGGCGTTTGGTTGGCCTCGGCCAGCTGAACTGCGATGCCTTGATCTCCTCCTTAAACGCTGGGAAGATCACCGAGTCATAGGCTCGCAGGATCTCGGCACTACGGGCAATGAACCGCGACGGGTCTAGGTTGCCCGGGTTGAATGTTGTGGTGACCGTCAGATTCATGCCTGCTGTCGGTAGCGCACGATCTGCAGCTTGTCGCCCAGCACCTGTTGCAACGTCGAGCCGATCAGGCCGGTAGTGCCATACGGCCCGCGGGCTTCCTGCACCACGCAACGGGCCGGCGTCTGCCCAGCAAACGTCAGCGTCCCCAGTGTCCCCGGCACCACCCTGGCATCGAGTGCCTGCGGCGCTACGGCATAGCCTGAGAACGTATCACCGGCGACGTTGACACCAGCGAGATCAGTGATCGCCGGTGAACCTTGCCGCAGGTAACACGTCACCGTAACGGTCTCGGTGCGAGGCAGGACGTTACCGGTGAAGGGATCGACAACGGTGCCGGTCGTTGCTACGTCAAAGGTGACGGAAGCATTCGCGACGGCGGCAAGAGCTGAGGTCATGCCATAGGTTGCCGGCAAGCTAGGCCATGGCAGACTCCCTCGGCGAGGTCGTACTAGGCATTAAGGTCGACCAGGCCGGTGCCCAGCAGGCCCTGCAGCAGTTCAGCAATCAGGCCAAGACTGCGGCCAATACGGCCGGCAATGCTTTCAGTGGCCTTGACCGGAAGTTGGGCATTACGACGGCCGTACTCGGCACGCTGACAAGCGCAATCGGCACGCTGGCCTTTGGTGAGTTCTTGCGGCAGTCGGCGCAGGCTGCTATTGAGCTGGAGACTGTTACCCGGAAGCTCACCAACAGCCTCGGGCCTCAAGGCGCCGCAGGAGCGCTGCAGTTCACCCGTAACCTCGCCAACGAGCTTGGTCTGTCATTCAAGACGCTGGTTTCAACATTCTCCAGCTTTACCGCAGCTGCCACGGCGGCCGGGGTGCCGCTACAGCAGCAAAAAGACCTATTCGCGGCAGTCGCTAAGTCGGCACAGGTGCTTGGCCTCAGCAATGACGAGCTGTCCGGGTCGCTGCTGGCCCTGCAGCAGGTCGCATCGAAAGGGACCGTCCAGATGGAAGAGCTGCGCGGGCAGCTGGGGGAGCGGCTGCCGATCGCGTTTGCTGCTGCTGCCCGTGGCCTTGGCAAGACCCTGCCGGAGCTTGGAAAGCTGGTTGAATCCGGCAAGCTGACATCGGCCGAGTTCTTCCCGGCACTGACCAAGGGCCTCAACGAGCTGACGCAAACGGCCGATGGAGCGCCAACCGCAGCTCAGAACTTTCAGAAGCTAGGTAATGCACTGGATGACCTAAAGGTCAGCATTGGTGAAGGGTTTGTGCCAACCCTTAGCGCTGCCGCCGAGCAACTCGACAGGCTGATCAAGATTTCCAGTCGGCAAGGTGCAGCCCGAAACCTTGGCCTCGCCCCAGAGCAAACGACGCTAGGTCGTGGGGGGCTGCAGTTTGGGCTGCCAGAGCAATCGGAAAAGGCAGTGGAGTCCGTCCGTAAGCTACAGGAGCAGTTCAACCTTACCGACAAGACAGCGCGGGTGTTGTTCTACAATGCTGCCAAAGACGCAGGAGCTACTAACAACGTTTTTGGCCAGCTTGAACTAAGCGCAGAGCAGTTCAAGAAAGTCCTCAAAGAATTGCCCCGACTGGCCAAGGAATACCGCGACAAGTACCCGGATCCGGAAGAAACCAGACAGGCAGAGAAGGCTGCCGCGCAGGCATTTCTAGAAAGCGAAAAAGCAAAAATCAACAGCATTGACGGCCTAAATGCAAAGCTCAAGATTCAGCGGGCCGAACTGAATGGGCTAGTGATTGGGACTGCGCGTTTTTATGAGCAGGCCGCCGCGATCCGCACCACCGAAGAGGCCCTGCAGGCTGCCACCGATGCCGCCAAGGGCACCTCTGCTGCGGTTGCCGAAATCCGGCCCGATACCTTCAACGTCGACACCCAGTCCGCTGCCCTCAAGCTCAACCAGGCACGCCTCGACCTGACGGGTCAGATCGCACAGGCCGAAACCGACCTGGCCAATGCCAAGCTCCGCACCGAAGAGGCTCTGCTGAACGCCCAAGAGAAGCGGGCGCTAGAAGGCGTCACCAACGACCGCACTCGAGCGGCCATCCAGGAGCAGTTCCAGCTCAAGCGTGATGAACTCGAACGCCGGAGCTTTGAGCTGAAGGCCCGGGCGCAGCAGACTGAGTTTGAGGCGCAGCTCAAATTGCTGCAACTCGAAGGCAAGATCACCGATCTCGCCGCACAGCGTGGCGTCATCGCTGCAAGGGCTAACCTCGCGCAGGCGCAGGGCAAAGGCAACCAGGCCGAGATTCAGGCTGCTGCCGAATCGCTCAAGCTGGCCGAGCAGGAACAGGCCATTGTCCGCGAGATCAACAAAGAAAAGCTCAGCGGTACGCTGGAGGTGTTCAGGCTGCGCCGCCAGCAGCTCGAAGAGGAGCGCCGGGCCGCGGCGGCCGATGACTTGGCATTGCCGCGGGTGCAGCAGCAGCCCGGCTTCCGCGCCTTCCTGGATTCCATCCAGATTGACCCGGCACCACTGCAGGAAAACTCCAGGGCGTCGACCACTGCTGCCGAAAACATCAGCAACAGCAACACCGCCCTCGTCGATCGGATCAGTGCCCTTGAAGGCTCCATCGGCGAGCTGGCAAACAAGGATTGGTCGGTTCAGGTCAACGTCACCAACGAAGCC